TTTAACCCAACTGCTACCAGTCCACCGGTATTGGAGACTAGTGGTCAAGTTAGTTACAAACTGTGTATCATTATAATGCATTCCAGCTTCAAATGCAACCTGCCAACCAGACTCAGTGTACTCAATAATGTCATTGGCAACTGCAACACAGTTGGTCCAGGCCTCAGCATTGCCCATGTCTTCTAAAATTAAATAACGTTGACCCACAACTGCTGACGACAACCCAGCACCAGGGCCACTTATCAATGGATTGACCACGGCATCAATTGGCGCCAGTGTATTTTGTGGAACTGTGTCGGTGTCAACATCAAATAACAAGAAACGATCGTCGGTGGGATCATAACTGATATACCCTACAATTTCAGTGCTGTCCCACTCGTTGCTGAGTCTTACTTGACTGATACCCGGACGTAGTGTACCATACATCTGTAAAATTGCATGCCAGAATTCATTACTGGGTGGTGCTGTTTGCGGTTGGGTGTTATTATTGGAGGGGTTGATCACCGTTGCTTGCTTCAATGCCTGCAATTTATTACCAATCAACAAGGTCTGATATCCGTAGGGAGTAAACAATTGCCGTGTACCCAATAATAAATCACTGTTGGTTATGGCGTTCAATGCATCACCATTTGCATCATAAATTGATGTGACAATTTTTTCAACAACTCCCAATTTCTTGACCTTGGCTGGGCTTGAAATCCAAATTGGCAAAGTAAATCTCATGGTCATGATATCAATGGGATTTTCAGTGCTTTGTGGTATAGTTCTACTGCTCCATGTGGTGGATTCAAGTTCAACCACACTCAGACTGGTCCAATCAAGATAGTTGTCAGTGCTTTGTATCTCTAGTGCAGGATTGAACAATGTGGCAATCTGTTCGAACAACTGCATTTTTTGATTGGTGTTACTTGTCCAGATGTCCAAGTTAATGGTCATTTTGTATGGCACCGGCATCAATCGCTCAATGGTAAAAGCATTTCCTTGAGTTGTTTCGTAAGTTTCTGTTTCGCTGTCGTAGGTTCTTTGCCTAACTTGTGTGTTGCTGACAAAGTAAGGTTCCTGCATTCTTGGACGATCATAATCCATACCAGCAATATAAAAAGTCATGATGGGAGTTGACGGTAGTGCACTTGATGAGTTTTCTTGCATCACTGTGCTGACCTGCCGTGTAGAATCTCCGTAGCGCACTGGCACTCGCAACAAGGTGGGAGCACCGTTAGCATCACGCCCGTACTCTACTGAAAAGTTGCTGAATACTCGTGTAAACTGTAATAGGAAACGGCGTATTTGATCGTCGTAGAAGAATTGTTGCATTTATTAGCGTCCTGGAGGTCTAGGGTTAGGTGGTAAATTCCCACCATCATCGCCGTTGTCAGCACGTGGTTTGAGCAAGTCTGATAAACTCTGACGACTTGGAATGTTGCCCAAGTCCGTGGTAGGCACAGTGTATGTATTGTTGACAAACGAACTGCGCAGAGTTTTGTTAGCAGGACCATTGGTCAAATCAGTGCGCACACTGTCTTCAATTTTCATCCAAGCACCTCCATTAAATCTAAACAATCGATTTGGATAATAATCCAATCGTAATGCATAGTCACCTTCTCGTGGATTATTTGGGAACGCAACACCAGGAGTAACCGGCAATCCGTTGGGCGCAATTCCATCCCCGGTCAAGTACCCCATGGTATAACCATTTGCAATAGGTGTCTGTGCGGCATCTGATGACAAAGGGTTGGTGCCGTCTGCTGTTTGGTCGGTGCTATCGACACTGACACTACTTGAATCAGCGGGCGTGCCATCTGGATTGGTAGGGAAAATATAAAATTTTACAGTGTCGTAACCACTCAGCGGGACTTCAATTTCACTTTGCAATAAAATAGCATCATTGATCTCGTAATCTTTGGGTCTTGTACTACTGCGATCTTCTTCAGTAGGGGGATCAATTGGAGTCCAATAATTGGTATCATTAATGTCGGTACCTGGCGGCACACTGGCAACTGCCTGGTAGTATTGATCGCCATCATTGACTATGCTACCTGGAGGATAAAAGTTGCCGTTGTCCCAAATGTTTTCAGTGGTAAATGGCTTGTTCACAATCTCTTGATACTCTTGTGCATTCACCATCGGTGTGGCCTTGACTCGCCACAAGTGCGGCAACCAAGTTTGGCTGAAGCCTTCGCTGGCAAAGGCAGCGTCTTGGATTACATAGTACCTGGGCAATGCTCTTGGTATTGCGGCGTTAAGTGGGTTTTGATCACGCAAGTTGGGAATTTCCATTACGTCACCGCTCATGAGCTTACGGCCAATGGTGTCAAGCATGTTGTTGTAGTGGAAGGTAATAAACAATGTGTCGTTGTTTAAGAATAATCCAAATTGGCTTAGGTCAAAATCTATATCTTGTGTACGATAAACACCGCGCATTTGATAAACATCTGGATCGTAGGCTCTATCTCGATTTTCTAACAACAGTAAATCTTGGATAAACAACGGATTCACCGAGCTGTAAACGGGTTGGGTTGCATCGTAATTACCACTTTCTACTGAATCTTCGCCCGCAGTTTTAGGACCTAGATATTTGTGGATATAGATGTCAACACCACCAACGGTGTACATTTCGGCTATAGTTCTATCAAAAAACTTATAGTCATTGGTTCTATTAGGGCGGTAAAGGCTTAGGCGTGGCATAACATATATTTATGGACAGGTTGACCAATAATTCCAGAAGTGTTATAATTATGGCTTACCAACAAAGGAGTTTACAATGGAATGTACACATTGCAGAAAATGGCATTTTAAAGGTATTGAGTCATGCTCAACTGCCCCAAAAACTCAGACCCCACAAAAACAAGCTTGACCAGATAAGCTAGATGTGCTATAATTACACAATACACAAATAGGAACCCACATGACAGTAGTAACCAAACCTGTAAAACTTTTGAATCCACGTAGTGCAGACACTAATGTCATGGGTTCGGAACCCACCTGGAAAAATCAGCCCACTGACAATCGTTTTAGTGCTTTGAGTAAGGCATTTAGTTGGTACAATTACTTTTACGGCAAAAAGGATGCCCGTGAAATGATTGTAAACTATCTAGAATTGCATGGTCGTAAAAACGATGTTAGACTGTTGCGTGGTGTGCCTGATTCAGCAATTCGATTGACAACTGGTTGGTTGTGTCGGATGAGCATGGTGGGACTAGAATTAAATGATCACGAGCAACTCAAACTAGATGTCTTACTCAAAGAATTACTAGAAACAAAACAAGTCGAAGTAGCAGAAGCTGAGGTAGTAGATACTACACCACGAATCACCATCCAGGACCGACTGCGTGAAAAAGTAAGCGAGTGTGCCGGCGAACTTGACGGATTGTTTGATGAGTTCCTTGCACAAGGTGCTAAGATGTCGGCTGACTTCAAGCCAATTTCGCTAATTCGTGGACACAATATTGCTCCACAGATGATCAGCAATATTTCAGATATTTGGAAAAAAAGACAGGCCGAGTTTGAAGAAGTAGCCGCTGGCAAAGACTCACAATTGGTAGAAGCATACAATTATCTAACTAAGATTCAATTGCGTAACGTGCTCAAGTTTTGCGAGACTGTGATCAACGACTGTGGAGCCTATGTACAGATTAAAAAGGTTGAACGGAAGCCACGCAAGGCCAAGGCAGTGCCACCCGAGAAACGTGCCGCAAAGTTCAAACACATTGTGGAATTTGCAGAGCTCAAGCTCAAAGGTTTGCCGGCCGCAAGCTTGGTTGAAAAGGCTGAAGCTTGGTTATACGACACCAAAAAGCGCAAGTTGATTCACGTAGTTGCCGATGACTACACTAAGGTGTTCACTATAAAAAGCAACAGCATTATTGGATTTAGTACAGCAGAAACTCTGCAAAAGACAGTGCGCAAACCGGCTGATGTACTCAAAGCCATGCAGGCGGCAGGCAAACCAGCGGCACGTAAAATTTACAAAGATCTAACTACAACAGAAACAGCGTTTAACGGGCGAGGCACTGAGAATTTGCTTGTACTCAAAGCTTGGTAAATAAGGGGGACTGGAGTCCCCCTTATGGCTGACCAAACATTAGACCCGCTAAAAAAGAAACTTATTGAATACGTAGAACTGCAACTAGCAAGTCAAATTATTGACATTGAACTAGACCCGGCACACTACGAAGCCGCTTATCAAAAAACAATAGGCACTTATCGCCAACGTGCGCAGAATGCCTATGAGGAAAGTTACAGTTTTTTGGAACTGCTCAACGATAAAAACGAATATATCTTACCTCAAGAAGTTACCACAGTTAGACAAGTGTTTCGTAGAACAATCGGTATGGGAACTGGAGTTGGCGGGTACGCATTTGACCCGTTTGGAGCAGCCACACTTAATGTGTATCTTTTGAACTTTAATCAAGCAAGTGGTGGCATGGCAACATACGACTTTTATCAACAGTATGTTGAACTAGCGGCTAGAATGTTTGGCGGATATATCAACTATACATTTAACTCAGTGACAAAGAAACTACAGTTAATTCGCGATCCCAAAGGTAGTGGAGAAGTTGTACTGCTTTGGACCTACAATATGAAACCAGAAATTACCTTGTTAAGCGACTTTCAGATCAGCCAATGGATACGAGACTATATGGTGGCCGCTTGTAAGATGATTATTGGTGAAGCCCGTGAAAAGTTTGGAACCATTGCAGGACCACAAGGTGGAGGCACTCTCAACGGCGCCGCAATGAAGAGCGAGGCTCAGACTCAAATGGACAAGAGCATCGAAGAGCTTAAATTGTATGTTGATGGAAGCCAGCCCTTAACATTAGTAATTGGATAATGACAACATTAGTAGTAGGTTGTAGTTTTATAGAAAAACTTGACAACAAAAATCCACATGATCGTGTTAATCGTGTTACAGACAACTTTGTTATACGTGCAAAATCAGGTTCAGGTAATCAATGCATGGCTGCACGAGTAATACACGAATGCAGTCAACAACAATTTGATCATGTAGTGGTAATTTGGTCAGGTGTGAATAGATTAGACTTCCCCATTGGCCAACCATTGCACCGACTGCAACCCAAAAATAGTGATGGTGAATTCAAGTTTGAATATTTTACTGATCTAGGTGATGTAGTGTACTATCACAGTGGTGGTTGGAGGTTAAGCGGTACCAGCGATGCCTGCCCCAAATTTTTTAGAGACTTTTTTGACAATCAGTATCGTTCGGCTACATCACGATACCTAACTGATCTCACACTACAGTCAGTGATTCAGACTCAGCATTTCCTAGAATCCAACCATATTCCCTATCATATGTCCTTCATTTACGACATTGATGCTGACTATTCCAAAGATAAGTGGGAACCGGGTTGTGGACAACTTGACAGATCTAGCCCACTTAACTCGTTAGTAAACTGGAACAACTGTCCAACAACCTCTACATTGTTTGAGTACGCCAAAACAACTAACCAACTGTCTAGCGATGAGTTTCACCCCACGTTTGATTGCATGGTAGAATGGTTTAACCAAGAGCTGGGCATTGACCTAAAAGCTTGATTTCTTTTGTTAACTGTGCTATATTATAGCATGGACTTAATGATTGACATGGAAGGCCTTGCTACAGGCCCAGAAACCTGCATATTAACAATTGCCGCACAAGGGTTTGACCCGTTTGGTGATGGCTATTATTCTGACCGTTGTTACTATGCTCGCATTGACTTAGAAAGTCAGCCTGATCGTAAAATTGAGCAAGGCACAATTGAGTGGTGGGCCACACAAAAAGAAGCTCAAGAAGAAGCATTTGCTGAGGACAATCGTATCCCGCTAGATCAAGCATTGGATGAACTTGGCAAACTTATTTGGAGATCCAAACGTGTTTGGGCACAAGGTCCTACATATGACATGACTATCTTAGAGCATGCTTACAAGAGTTATAATAAATTGATTCCCTGGCAATACTACTCAGTTAGAGACAGTAGAACCGTGTTCAGTTTATGGCCAGGCCTGGAAAAGCCACCCACAAGCCATCATGCGCTTGAAGATTGTCGTCGACAAATTGGCTTGTTACAAGATACCCTTAGATACTTAAATGTAAAGGAATTGGCATGATCATTGGGATATGTGGATTTATTGGAAGCGGCAAAGATACCATAGCCGATTACTTGGTTAACATTCATCAATACCGTAGAGAAAGTTTTGCAAATAGTCTCAAGGACGCAGTGTCTCAGGTATTTGGATGGGACAGAACCATGATGGAAGGGCGCACTAAACAAGCCCGTGAATGGCGCGAGCAAGTAGATCCATGGTGGGCAGAACGTTTAGACATGCCTAACTTAACTCCTAGATTAATGTTGCAGTTATGGGGAACAGAAGTGTGCCGAAACGGGTTCCATGATGATATATGGATTGCCGCATTGGAAAACAAACTTCGTAACAGCAAAGACAATGTTGCCATTAGTGATTGTCGTTTTCCAAATGAAATTAAAGCTATCAAAGAAGCTGGTGGCAAAGTAATTTGGGTACAGCGTGGAGAGTTACCAAGTTGGCACATCATGGCCGGAAAAGCAAATCTTGGCGATGCATTTGCCAAAGAAAAAATCAAACACCTAGGAGTTCATGCCAGCGAAACAGCTTGGATTGGTACTGATTTTGATCATATATTGGACAATAATGGGACCATGGACCAACTTTATAAACAACTCAATAGTCTGCTTCAAGATCTCCAGGTTTCCACGGCAGATCACTGCGACTAATTTCAGCCGCACAATTTAGACACACTGTCTTTAGATTGCGCAAGTCAGCATTGTTTAAGTTGCCATCAACATGATACACCATTAACTGAGCAAAAATTCGACCCTTAAACCCACAGCGGTCGCACTCTTTTTTTCTCTTATATCCTGCACTCTTCCATCTTGGAACAGGAGCAGGAATTTTTTTGTCTCGACGAATACATGTGGTACATCTGGATCTATAGTATCTTTTACCATTGTGGTAACCGTTAACGGCCGCAAAATTCTTACTGCAAGCTTGACATAGTGGTCTCATACCAGTATTTAGCATAGCGAACCTTAATTAAGGCTATGCAACCAGGCATGTTTTTGCAATCTTCAATAAATATCAGTAACATTTTGAAGGATGCAATTATGGCACTAGTATCTCCTGGAGTTGAAGTAACGGTTATCGACGAATCAAACTATATTCCGTCTGCAACAAACTCTGTCCCTTATATCTTAATCGCCACGGCGCAAAACAAGATTTCCGGCACCGGCGTCGGAGTAGCCCCTGGCACACTAGCTGTAAATGCTGGCAAGGTTTATTTAGTAACCAGTCAACGAGACCTGGCTGCTACCTTTGGAAATCCGTTCTTTTACAAGACTTCTGCTGGTACACCTATTAACGGCTACGAACTCAACGAATATGGTTTATTGGCTGCGTTCTCTGTGTTAGGTATTAGCAATCGTGCTTATATTCAACGAGCAGATATTGACTTGGCAGCACTAACAGCAAGTTTAGTTAGACCAACTGGCGCACCCAACAATGGTGACTACTGGTTAGACACTGCTGACACTAGCTGGGGTATCTTCCAGTGGAACGCTACCACTGGTGCATTTACTCCACAAACTCCGATCGTAATTACATCATCAACACAAGTTACTGGCGGTGTGCCAAATGCTGATGTTGGTAGTATTGGTAACTATGCAGTTGTAGCCACAAATTCTAACAATCCAGTTTATTACAAAAATAGCGAAAACGATTGGGTGTTAGTTGGTAGTGATGCCTGGAAAACCAGTTGGCCCACCATACAGGGTACTGAATCAGTTACTAGTACATTGACTGTTGGAAATACAATGATGATTAACGGTACCACAGTTACAGTTCCGGCTAGTCCAAACAACACAGTTGGTGGTCTAAGCACTGCCATCAATAATGCTAGTATTGCCGGCGTCACAGCCGATGTTGATTCAAGCAGCCGCTTGGTGATCTATGCAGACAGCGAAGCTGAAAGTGACGATTCGTCTGGTGATGGTGGTATTGTCAACATTGATGCTAGCAGTACAGCTGGATTGCTTACAGCACTGGGTATTCCTGCAATCACCTATCATACACCAGCCTTACAACAAAGTCCTAACTATACTAATCCACGTTGGAGAAGCACAGACACTGATCCCCGTCCAACTGGATCTATTTGGAACATGTTGACCAATGTCAATGGTGGTGCCAACATTGTTGTTAAACAATATAGTGCAACACTTGGTGCATTTGTAACACAGAGCACTCCAATTTATGAAAATGACCAAAGTGCAAACAAAGCACTTGACCCAGCTGGTGGTGGAAAAAACATTCCAGCCGGTACATTGTATATAGAGTATAATACTGAGCCAGAACTAAATCAGCTAGATGGCTATAATAACACACAAACTTTAAAAGTTTATGAGCGTTTTGTAAGCGGACCAACTACAATTACTGGTGATACAACTGATCCAACATTTACTGTCAGCGATACGTTTACCATTAGTGCTAGTAGTGCTAACAGTAATACATTGACAACTCCTGTAACAGCTACAATTGCTGGCACTGGCACAGCAGCCGATTTTGTTGCCGCAGTTTCTGCCGCAGGTGTTACCAACGTTTCTGCTACAGTAAACAGCGATGGCGCAATTGCATTTACACATGCTCTTGGCGGTGTAATTGTTCTTACTGACACAGGCGGAACTCCGGTTGCTGATGCTGGGTTTAATACAGACATTGAAGGTGTGCGTGATGCCACTGGCACATTAACTGGTGGATTGATTTTGTCTGCTTGGGTGTCATTGGCTACTCAGAATTACACTGCATCTAATACAACTCCAAGCCAGGATCCAGCTGATGGGCGTTACTGGTATTATAGTGCCACTAACCAAGTTGACGTTATGATTCAAAGCGGTACTGCATGGCAAGGTTACAAAAATGTAACAGTTGATTCACGTGGTTACAACTTGACACAAACTAACCCAACTGGACCAATTATTTCTGCAACTGCTCCTACGGTACAAACTGATGGATCAGATCTAGTATTTGGCGATCTATGGGTTGACACCAGTAACCTTGAACTTTATCCAATGTTAAATCGTTGGGAATTGATCAATGGTGTTTCACAATGGGTGGAAATTAATAACACTGATCAAACAACCAGCAATGGTATATTGTTTGCAGATGCACGTTGGGCCACCAATGGTACAACAAACCCAATCACAGATAATATTCCAACTATTACTAGTTTGTTAACAAGTGATTATCTGGATCTTGATGCTCCAGATGCTACGTTGTATCCAGCTGGAACATTGCTGTGGAACACACGTCGTAGCGGCTTTAATGTCAAAACATTCCAAAGCAATTACTTTAACGGTACTACATTTGCAATTGATGGTTATAGCAATGCTACTACCTATGCAGTTGACGATTTAGTGTTGTATGAAGGAACTCCGTACATTGCTATTGCCCCAGGATCAGGCAACTTGCCAACTAACACTAGTTACTGGAGCTTATTGCAAACTAATGCCTGGGTAACAGCATCTGGCAATCGCGCTGATGGAAGCCCGTATATGGGACGCATGTCGCAACGTCAACTGGTTGTGGCCGCAATGAAGAGCGCAATTGACACACAAGACACATTACGTGAAGAACAGAATCAGTTTAACTTAATAGCTACACCTAACTATCCAGAGTTAATCCCCAACATGATTCGTTTGAATAACGAACGTAGTAACACTGCGTTTATTATTGGTGATACTCCTCTACGCTTACCACCTGAAGGTGCAGTAATTGTTGATTGGTCAAATGATGCTGGCGGCCTAGGTTACCCAAGTGGTGATGGATTGACAACAAGCGATTCGTATGTTGGCGTATTCTATCCAAGCTGCCAAACTACTGATTTAACTGGTAGTGTGGTTGTACAACCTCCAAGTCACATGATGTTGCGTACTATTGTGCGTAGTGATGAAGTGGCTTATCCATGGTTAGCACCAGCTGGAGTACGTCGTGGTGTCATTGACAATGCTGAACGCATTGGTTATGTTAACGCCGCAACAGGTGAATTTATAACTATTGCAACTGGCCAAGGTTTGCGCGATGTATTGTACACTAATAAGATTAATCCAATTACCTTTATTCCAGGTGTTGGTATTACTAACTATGGTAACAAGACAGAGAGCTCTACTGCTAGTGCGCTTGATCGCATTAACGTTGCACGTTTGGTTGCGTTTATCCGTGGTCGACTCAACGAAATTGGCAAGACATTTGTGTTTGAACCAAACGATCAAATTACTCGTAATGAGATTACAAACGCCATTGACGGTCTAATGATTGACCTAGTGGCCAAACGCGGTATCTATGATTACTTGATTGTGTGTGATTTAAGTAACAATACACCAGCACGTATTGATCGCAATGAACTATATGTTGATATTGCTATTGAACCTGTTAAGGCTATTGAATTTATCTACATTCCAGTACGTATTAAGAACACTGGCGAATTGGCTGCTGGCCAAATAGCAACATCTGCCACCGCTTGATAACAGATAAATAAACACATATATTAGGAGAACACATATGGCAGTCGCATCACTAACACGTATGACAGTGCCCTTGGCAAGCGATCAAAGCAATCCAAACCAAGGCCTGTTGATGCCGAAACTTAAATATCGCTTTAGAGTGATATTTGAAAACTTTGGGGTTTCTACTCCTAGAACAGAACTGACTAAGCAAGTAATTGATTTTACTCGACCATCAGTAACCTTTGACGAGATACCAATTGAGATCTATAATAGTCGTATGTATCTTGCTGGTAAGCACACATGGGAGATGTTAACCGTTAACTTGCGCGATGACGCAAGTGGTGAAGTATCTCGCCTAGTTGGCGAACAGCTACAGAAACAATTAGACTTTACCGAGCAGGCATCTGCCGCAGCCGGTATTGACTACAAGTTCTTGACACGTTGTGAAATTCTTGACGGTGGTAATGGTGTAAACCAACCAGTTGTATTAGAAAATTGGGAAATTTATGGTTGCTACTTGAATCAAGTCAACTACAATGACCTCAACTATGGTTCAAGTGAAGCAGTCACTGTCACCATGCAGATTCGTTTCGACAATGCAGTTCAGACTCCGCTTGGTTCTGGCGTTGGCGCAAGCGTGGCTCGTTTGGCCGGTAGTGTTGTTACTGGAACAGGTACTGCCTAACCCGAGTTCTGACATATGGCTTTTGGACAAGATTTTCTAAAGGCCTTTTTTGGCAATGATTATTTAAGAGACTATACTCACGCCTCAAAGGTCTTTAGAACAAATGGTTACGAGAACGCACCCAAGTTCAAGTTCCTTTTCCACGTTTATTTTAATATAAACACAAGTCAAATCCCACAGTTAAGAAATATTTTCTCAACGCCCGATACTTCAACTATCGGGCTTCTTGTCAAGTCAATTGATTTACCCAAATATAAATTAGATACTGAAGTTTTAAATCAGTACAATCGTAAACGTGTAATTCAAAAGAAAATAGATTACGATCCAGTCAATGTCAAGTTTCACGACGACGGCGGCGATTTAATTCGCACAATGTGGTACAACTATTACTCATACTATTATAAAGATTCAAATCAACCGTACCGTGGTCAAAGTGCTACCAATGGTAGCATTGGCGCAAGCTCAACACTGAGTACTGGGTTTGATTACAATGGAAGAGACCTTTACGATAAAAATCGTCTGGTCAATGACTGGGGTTACGTTGGTGAGTCATACACTGATGGTACAAACATTAGCGGCGGAAAACCTCCATTCTTTCGTGACATCAGCATTTATGGATTTAACCAACACAAGTTTGTTGAATACGTATTAATTAATCCTATGATATCTCAATGGAGTCATGATACCTATGACTATAGTCAAGACAACGGCGTCATGGAAAATAACATGACTGTTAATTATGAAACAGTCAAATATTACAGCGGCGCAATTGGTGCAGTTCGTCCTGACACCAACGTACAAGGTTTTGCAAGCCCAACATATTATGACCAAGAACAAAGTCCATTAAGCCGTCCAGGTGGAACACGTAGCGTTCTTGGTCAAGGCGGATTACTTGATGCTGGACTTGGAATTTATTCTGACTTACAAAGTGGTACAGTGGCCGGAGTTGTTGGTGCTGTACAAAAAGCTGGTACTGCATATAACACATTTAAAAATGTTAAATTAAACCAAGTTGCCAAAGAAGAAGTAATTGGTGCAGTACAAGGAGTACTGCGTGGAGATTCCCGTGGCACAACTGGCAGCGGAGTTCTTGGTTCAATTATTCCTGCTAGTATTCTTACTAGTAATATTAGACAAAGTGGCCCTTCATTCCCTGCACCAGCAAGAACACGAACTGAAACAGTACCAACTTATCAATCACCCAACCCTGGCACACCTTAATGTCAACAGTAAACGCACCCAATCCTAGACTAGATAGCACAGTCCGTATTTTTGACCAGTTTTACAAGTACGATACGCAAGTACCAGTCAACGAATATGATGCTGTTTACAGTTATTTCATGATGGTGTTTAAAACAAAAGATGCCGCGGCAAATTTTACCACTGCATTGTTTCGTGTTGCTGATTATACATCTACTCCAGTGCTAACACTTTTGCAGTCAATGCAAACTCAAAATTTGGACGCAATTCAAGTGTCAGCGACATTGGCGTATTTTTTAAACGGAACCCGCAGTCCAAGCACCTTGCTTGGAGTAAATTCAGCACTGACGCCAAACTTTTTTACAGCACGTAATGTTGTATCATGAGCAATTTTGCGCAAGGTGTTTACAAGATTAAAAACCCAACCAAGTATGTGGGCAAAGGCGAGCCTAGATATCGCAGTGGGTGGGAACTCTCGTTTTTTCAATTTTGTGACAACAACGATGCAGTATTAGAATGGGCCAGCGAAGCTATTGCAATCAAGTACATTAATCCACTCACTGGAAAAATGTCAAACTACATACCAGATGTGTTCCTTCGTTATCGAACACGCAACAATAAAATTTGCACAGAGATCATTGAGATCAAACCCAAGGGGCAGAGTATGATCACTGAACGCATGAAGGATCGTGACCGTGCAGTAGTGGCTGTAAACCATGCCAAATGGGCAGCCGCACATGCTTGGTGCAACCGTGCCAGCATAGTTTTTAGGGTCATCACCGAGGATCAGATGTTCCGTAATGGAGCAAACAAGCGGTAAATACCGCATGACACGCAAAATTTATCTTTATAAAAAGACACACCAGATTACAGGATTGCAATACTTAGGTAAGACTATTGCTAACGATCCCTACGTCTACCCAGGATCGGGCGTATACTGGACCAAGCATTTAGAAATGCATGGTAATAATGTCAAAACTGAAATACTCCGAGAATGTCTAACAGAAGAAGAACTCAAAAAGTGGGGATTGTATTACAGTAAACTATGGAATGTAGTCGAAAATGATCAATGGGCCAACTTAATAGAAGAGGCAGGCCCAGGTGGTACCTGGTCAGACAAATCAAAACAAAAGTTGAGTCAGACTAAAAAACAA